AAAGTCAATTTCCTCGCATTCGCTCTAATTGAGAGGTTTCTACAACTTCAAAGGTACTTAAGTACCGCAGACATCACTTTTTAATCGTAGTATATTACGGACTTACACGATGATAGAAAAAGAACATCAATTAACATCTACAGAGCGATTAATGCAGGCTATTAAGTCCCTTATGCCCGTTAATCTCCATATTATTGAGGATATGGTTTATAAGCTTTTAGACCTTCAGCGTCTCCAAAATCCCGATGTTCCTTCCTCTCAACCTTCTGATCTTAATGAGTATGTTCTTCCCTGGTTGAATTCTCTTTTGTCTCAAGGCAGGAGTCTAGGCACTATCGAGAAATATCAACGGCATGTTTCATCACTTTTAAAGCAGTTTCCTAATCCTTCTCCCATTATTCTTGATGCGTATTTGGCTTCTAGTTCCGCATCCGGGCCCCACGTAATTTCCAATCGTGTATTTGCTTTTAAGTCCTTTTTTGGCTATCTCATGGACATGGATATTATTCATACCGACCCTACACAGCGCATTAAGCCCCCTCGTATACCTCATAGAGAGCGACCCATACCTACAGCCGCTCAAATTGCCAAATTGCTAGATGCTCCGATCGCAACTCTCAGAGATCATGCCCTTATCATGCTTATGTCTGGTTCAGGTTTGCGTATTGAGGAATGTGCAACGCTTCGTATTGTCGATATCGACTTTGATCTGTTATCTGTGACTGTTATAGGCAAGGGTAATAAGCAGCGTACCGTTCCGCTTCCCCCGGATTCAGCTGAAATTATAGTACTTCATATGGCCTCACTTTCCGACCGTACGTCCTGGTTATTCCCCGGTAAAAAGTGTTCAAAGCATATAAAGCCATCCTCGATTGATAAGCGGTTTCAGCATCTTTGTGCGTCAGCCGGTATATCGCCAATCGAGCCCCACCAACTCCGGCATTATGGCGCTAGTATGATGCTGCATCTCACTAATAATAATTTGAAGCTGGTATCAAAGTGGCTCGGGCACGCGGGCCCGCAAGTTACTGCAAAGGTTTACTGGCATTTAATTGACGCCGAGGCTATGCAGGCGGTTATCCAGAACAATAATCCTCTTGTCTCAATTCAGGCAGCTAGAAACGAGGGTTTATAATGCCCCGACGCTGGCATACTAAGACCAGGCATTGGATTTATCGCTTTTTGGTGCTTCGAGATGGTGATTTTTGTCAGGAATGCCATGCACTTCCGAGGGGTATCTATTCCCTCGATATTGACCATAAAGACGGAAATCCCCGCAATGACGACCCCCCGAATTTACGTCTTTTATGCCATCGTTGTAACGTAGCTATTGAGAACAAGTCCAGGGCTCGCTCCAAGTGCCCAGGAGAGAGAGAGAATCCTAATACTAGAGTCGTTAAAAATGCTATCTCCTATAATCAGGGCAGTGCTGAGATGCAGGCCAATTATCTATTTGAGATAGATTATCGTACTTGGATTCTTGATTTCGTTTCCTCTTACGGCTGGATATCGAAGAAAGAGGCCACAAATGCAGGCGCTGAGGTAGTAGGTTGCAATCCCACTACAGCATTAAAGTATCTTTCCAAGCTCACATCTCTTGCCGGTCCTCTCAAAGAGGAAAAGGATATGCTCAATGAGCCGATCATTATATCTAAGGCATCAGATAACGGTCATATAAAGGCTGAATTGTATCAATTTATTAAGGAGGGCAAATGAGCACAAAACTCGTCTTCGATTCCATTCGTAATATCAAGTTAACTTCTAAGCTTGATAAAGATGGACACCCCGCTAGTGTTATCGCTTTTTCTACTTATGCTGACCCGCATAATCTGGCCGAGTTAATAGATATGGTCAGTCAGCGCCCTATAACCATCACCATTACTAGCCCCCAGTTTGGATTTGGTGATGTAACCACCGGTGGTAAGGAGGATTCGCAATGAGACTTTTACGACTCGGAATTGAGACCCAAAACCCCGATCTTGTAGCTCATACTCTCATCTTTTCAGCAGCTAAGGCCATTGATAAAGCTAAGAACGGAGTAAAGCCAGATGCCAAGACTAAAGCGAGCAAAAGGCGGCCAGCCAGGCAATCAAAACGCTAGAACACACGGCTTTTATTCAAAAGTCCTGGATGACGCCGAGCAGCTTGATTTAGAGGTCGCCGAGGGCGTCCAGGGTATTGATGATGAGATCGCTTTACTCAGAGTCAAAATAATGCAGCTTCTGGCGAATGACCCTGATAATCTCCGTCTCATTATGGATGCTACCAGCACCATAGCTCGTCTTGTCCGGGTCCGCTACAACCTTAACAAAGGTCAGGGTAAAGGTGTCAAGGATGCAATAACCAAAGTTCTTACAGAGCTCGCCATCCCCGCAGGAATAGGGGCTATTAAAGGTCTATGATAAAACTCCGGCTATATCAGCAGCAGATCATGACCGCTGTCTCTCAAAGCGTCAGCCGGTCTCTCGGTCTTACCTTATCTGTTGAGATTGCTCGTCAGGGTGGCAAGAATGAGGTTTCCGCACAGCTAGAGGTAATGCTTCTTACAATCCACATGGGCATTGGTGGAAATATTATCAAGTGTAGCCCCACCTTCAAGCCTCAGACCGTAATTTCTATGCAGCGTCTAAAAGACCGGCTCATAGACTGGGGTTATAGTGGATTTTATCAAACTGAGATGGGATATATTGTTACGTTGGGGAATGCCAGGGCGATTTTCCTTTCAGCCGATGAATCCGCCAATGTGGTAGGAAATACCGCCCATATCCTGCTTGAGATTGACGAGTCCCAGGACGTGAGCAAGGAGAAGTATACAAAAGAATTTAAGCCGATGGGAGCTACCACAAATGTTACTACTGTTCATTATGGTACGACCTGGGATGATTCTACCCTTCTGGAAGAAACTAAGCAGTCCAATCTTGAGCTTGAGCGGCAGGACGGAATCAAGCGACATTTCCGCTTCCCCTGGGAAGTTGTTGCTGAGCATAATCCGCAGTATCGAGCCTATGTCGATTCCGAGCGCGAGCGATTAGGTGCCGATCATCCATTATATTTGACTCAGTATTGCCTACAGCCCATTAGAGGCGGTGGCCGTCTCTTTTCTCAGGCGCAATTAGCCCAGTTACAGGGTAAGCATGTCCGTCGCCTTCATCCTGACTATACCGTCGTTTACGTTGCAGGTCTTGACCTTGCTGGGGAGGCCGAGCAGCAGGAAGATATCATGCTTGAGGCCGTTTCTCCGGCCAGGGATGCTACCGTTCTCACCATCGGAGAGGCCGTCTGGAATGAAGGCACTCAGGCGCTCGATGTCAATGTTTTGCAGCATTATCAGTGGATAGGCGTTCCCCATCCCACCATTTATCAGCAGCTTGTTGATTTACTTAAGTATACATGGAATGTGCAGCGAGTGATCGTCGACGCAACGGGCATCGGCGAGCCGGTCGCTAGTTATCTATCGAAAGCCATGAAAGGCAAGGCCGTTCCATTCAAATTCACCCAAAAAAGTAAATCAGAGCTGGGTTTTAATCTGCTTGCCGCTGTTAATAGTGGCAGGCTCAAAATATACGCCAGAGATAATACCGAGGAGTGCGGCGAGCTCTGGAAGCAGCTACAGTTAGCGAAATCCGTTTTTAGGCCGAATCAGACTATGAATTTCTTTGTTGAGCCGTCAGACGGCCACGACGACCATCTTATGAGCCTTGCTTTACTCGTAGAGGCAGGCCGTGATTATACTCCGCGAACAGCAAAGGGGAGGACTTCATGATTGAGGATATTTTTAATGAGTTGAATAAAAAAGATTTGGACCGGCGTCAGAATTATGCCAGATATCTTACTTTTTATGGTGGGCAGCAGTGGGAGAGGCCGGAACGCCAGGGCGAAAAGCATCTTACATTTAATTATGCAAAGGTTTTTGTTGATAAAATCACTTCCTATCTTTTACATGATGTCAGTATCGCCATAGACCCTATTTCGGATACCGAAGAAGCCATTAATCAGGCATCTGAGGCTGAAAAAGCTATATCTCTGGTTGCTGATTTAAATGACCTTGAAATGCTCGATCATGATACTGAGATTGATGCTGCAATTCTCGGGGATGGTTGCTATAAGGTTACCTGGGGAGGCGATACCGTAAAAATCACAGCCCCGGACGTACAGGGGGTTTTTGCTTGGTGGGTCCCCGACGACCCTTCCCAGGTCTATCAGATAGCGTCTCAATATACGAATGATGATGGCGATAGCATTTTAGAGGTCTGGACAGACCTTTTCTATACATATTACGTCAATAACCAGCTTATTTATCATACTCCGAATCCTTATGGCTTTATTCCTTTTATTATCTTCCCCAATCTGCGAGAGCCTAAACAATTTTGGGGTAAATCCGATATTCCTGACCTTATGGAGACTCAGCGAGAGTTAAATAAGTCCATGAGTCAGGTTGGCCATATTTTAGAGCTTTCCGGCAATCCGATAGCCGTTTTAGAGAATATCGAGCAAGCCGAGGACATCGCGGTCAGGCCAGGTGCTGTTTGGGAGATTCCGGAAGCAGCTAAAGCCTATCTTTTAGACCTCTTACAGGGGGGAGGTATCCGGTTGCATCTTGAGTATATCGAGTTGCTCTATAGAATCCTCCACGATACATCGGAAAGTCCCAAATCGGCTTATGGCCGTACTGAGCGTGATTTAAGCGGCATCGCTCTCGAAATTGAGATGCAGCCTTTGTTGCAGAAGGTCAATCGTAAGCGTTTGATACGCTCGTCAGTCTATCGGAGACGTGCGAACATGATATTAAAGCTTTTAAAGCAGTATAAAGGTCTGGATTTCGGTCAGGTAGCTCCTAGATTGTGTTGGGGCTCTGTTTTGCCGTTGGACCGAGGCCGAATCGTTGCTGATGAAGTCCAGTTAGTCGAAAAAGGTGTCCATTCTCGTAAAACAGCTATGGAAGGAGTCGGGATTGAGGATACCGACGCTGAATTTACGCAGTGGTTAGAAGAGCGGGACCTTATTATGTCCCAAAACACAGCCCATAACGCCAAAGGGAGCAAGGACATAGCGAGAGAGAGCGATAAATCCTAGTCCCAGGGCGATACGGAATAAAAAAGAGGAGTTTCAAACATGGCCACAGTTGAGGAATTAACGCAGCAACTACAGGAGCGAGACGAGGCAGTCGGCAATCTCAAAGAGGAGCACACCGCCGAGCTAGAGCGTGTCAATACTGAGCTCTCCGAGGCAAAACAGAGCCTTGAAGCTCTACAGAATGTAGATTCTACCAATGATACCCTTTCCGGCAGCCTTGCCTCTGCCGTCGAATCCTACAAAGTAGCGCTGGCCAAAGCTAATCCCGCCATTCCCCAGGAGCTTCTAGCAGGCGAAACCATCGAGGCCGTAGATAGCTCCCTTGAATCAGCCACAGCCCTTGTCGATAAGATCAAGGCAGCGCTGGCAGCCGAGGCCAAAGTCCCACCAGGTTCCCCGACCCGCTCTGGTCCGAATCTCGAAGGCCTCACCGGAGAGGCCAAAATCAAGGTAGCGTTGACGAACCCCACCAAATAACCCAACCGAAATAACACGAAAGGAGTAAATAACACATGGCGTTAACATTAGCAGAAGCAGCCAAACTGTCCAACGACATCCTGTTGCAGGGAGTCATAGAAGAGACAATCTATGACAGCACTATCCTGCAAATGCTTCCGTTTATCGAGGTCGTCGGGAACGCCCTGACCTATAATCGGGAGAACGCATTACCGAGCATCGACTTCTACGAGGTAGGCGACACATGGGCGGAGTCAGCCCCGACTTTCAACCACATAACCGCCACCCTCCGGATCATGGGCGGAGACGCCGATGTCGACAACTACATCAAAGGCACACGGAGCAACGTTCAGGACATCGAGGCCGCCGTGATAGCTCTCAAGGCGAAGGCGCTGGCGCACAAGTTCGAGGAGATGTTCATCTATGGCGACCATACGACCAATCCGAAGGAGTTTGACGGCATCCGTCTTATCATCGACACGACTGCGGCCAGTGACCAGGTGCTGGCGATGGCAGCGACCGGAGCGACCCTGACGCTGGCCAAGCTCGATGAGATGATAGACAGG